TTATATTCTTGTCACAAAATCCAGCGAGATCCACCCATTCCGCTCTTTCTCATACGCTTTCAGCAGCCCCCACTTTGATGCTCCGACACCGTCAGCCTCAGCAACAATAGTAAAACAGCCAACACCCGTATATTTTCCAACCTTCTCCTGATCCGTTCCCGGCTTCTTCCGGATATTCAGATCCGAAATCTCCACACGAACCAGATACGGACGAAACACCTCTTCCTGCTTCTTATCCACGGAACTGTACACTGCCTTTCCATTCTCATCAAACACCGAAAATCCCGGATGCTCGTCTGCACATTTCTTTGCATTGTCCAGCACCTGAAATGCTCCTGCCTGACTTCTAGCATCCTTCCAGTCTTTTCTCACCCGGTACCAGACCTTTTTCTCCACCTTCACGCCATCAAACCGTGTCAGCCCATACTTCTCAATGATGGCACAGATCTTCTGTACATAAAAACTGTCCGTTGCATAGCCGCCATCCTTAATGATCCGGACAGCCTTCCGGTAATCCTTCTCCCCGGCCAGTCCCGCATATCTCTTTTTCTTCCCATTCATTGCGCCCAGCAGATAAGCAGAATGATCCGCAATAGACTGCTCCACACAGACATACTTCCGGAAATCCGCAGTCACCGTGTACAGCTTTCCGGTTCCATCATCCTCCTGCGTCTTCTTCCGGTACTTATTGGTTCCATCCCAGATACTTCCATTCCAAGTATTCCCAGACAACACGCACTTCATCCCAAAACAGTTATTTGCCTTCTGCGCCAGTTCCGTCCTGCCATAACCCGATTCCAGAATAAACTGCGCCGCAGACACCGAAGCCAGAATCCCACTGGTTTTCATATCCTCTGCACACAGCACTCCAATCCGCTCCGCTGCCTTCTCATCGGAAATCCCCAGAAACACAGAAGCCTGCGTCCCTTCAGCTTTCCCAGACATAGCAGCCTTCACAGCTTTCCTGAATCCATCCATCGTATAAGGCAGTCCCAGACCTTTCCACAGATGCTCCGGATCTCCATGATTTGTAGCAATTCCCCTTGCGTGTCCCTCTCTATGGGAAATCACCACACCATCTGCCAGCGGATCCAGACCAAACTTCTTACAAAGCATGGCAAACAATTCCACCGCTACTTCATACGTCCGCACTGCCGATGCCCTTGCCTTCGCCAGATCGGAGCAGGTAAAACCAGATCCGCTTGTGTACCGGATGCAGGCAGGCTCACACATCTCCACACCAATATGCGTATTATTTCCACTTCCCTTACTACCGGAGCCACAGTGCCATCCCCTGTGGTTCCATGGCAATGCCTGATACACCGTTCCATCATTTCCATCAATAAAACCATGCACACATGCACTTCCAAAAGAAGTGTGATTCCAGGAATCAAGAAAAACCTGTGCTCTCGGCTGCGGACATCCAACCGAGTGAAGCATCAGGCCTTTTACAGTAATTTTTCTCCCTGCAGTATAGCAGGGATTCTTAGTCAGAAAACTTTCAACCAGTCTCATTCCCCATCACTTCCTTTCCCTCTGTCATGCAGCTGTTCCAACACATCTTTCATCTTCTGCGGGATCGGCAGCCCCAGATGTCCTGCATTCTCCAGCAAGCTCACACCCTCATTGGAAATATAGAAAAAGATCACCGCTGTCCTCAGCACGGATCCGTTCCCGATCACAGCCACATCCAAAATATTGGCCATTCCCACCAGCAGAAAGATCAGCACCTTCCTGCAGATTCCCCGGAATCCCACCTCACTGGAAAGCGTATGGTCCGCAAAAGCACACATCACCCCGGTCAGGTAATCGATCACTACAAAAGCGATCAGGGCATACAGAAGCCCGTCACAGCCTCCCATAAACCAGCCCAGCCATCCGCCTACAGCCATAAAAACCATCTGAATAAAGTTCCAAAATTCCTTCATGCCAGAATCCTCCTCCCATGAAAAAAGCAGCCCCCATTTCTGAGAACTGCCGTAAATAAGTTTTCTATCTCCATGCCTTTCGGCAGAAAGACCTACATTATTTCCTCCGTCAGCGTATACGTGATCTTCATCGTTTTGTCCGTATTCTTCACCACCGCTGACGAAAGATTATTGATACTTGCCAGATAAGGCGTCAGAAGATAAGCACACCTGTGCTCCTTCCCGTAACTGCCGCCCCACATAAACACAAAGTTCTTATACTGGAACAAAGGCGTTGCCATGGCTTCAAACCTTGCGCTCCCCTGCGTCTTGATCACCCTGTCATCCGCCGTGATCTGGAAATCCCCTGCCACGATCATGTCCCCGAGAAGTGTCATATACACCTCACAGGAACCAGCCTCCCCAAGGGATTTCAGCTTGGAAGTAAAGCCCAGCGGGATCAGTGTCACATCCGCTGAATTTGCAGTATTGATCTTATAAACTCCCTTCTTATCATAAGAAGGCACATACAGATACCCCTTCCTCACACAGCATTTTACATTCCGTTCCGGATAGGAACCGTCCTTTGCCCTTGTGCCCACTTCCGAAAGCTTCGCCTTGGACAGTGTCCAGCTTCCCTCCGTAAAGGAATAATCCTTTTTGGAGATCCGGATCCATACCATCTTCGCATCCCCGGAAGAATTCGGCTCATTGGAAAATCCATACCAGTATCCGTCATGCCCGTCCATAAACTCCCCGTACTTTGTATAATCCCCCAGGAACGTAAAGCTTTCCGTTGTCAGTGTCTGCTCCTCCAGTACGGTATACGTGGTATCATCCAGCTTCTCATTCAGCCCGATGTTAAACACCGGGATCCGGATCTTCGTAATGGTCACACTGGAAGTCCCAAAGGTGATGGAATACAGCAGGTTCTTTTCAAAATCCAGCTCCACTGCCTCAAACAGTGTCATCTGCTTTGCCTTCGGGATATCCCCGATATCCACCTTTTTCAGAAGCAGGAACGTGCTGGCATCCCCTGCCGCACTGCCAAAAGCATTCTGCCCGCCCAGTGCACTGGTCAGTGCCACCGCTGCAATATTTCCATTCCCCTGGCTGGGAGTAAACTCCCACACAAACTTATATCCATTGTCCAGCTTCTTGCTCTCCGTCTGGTTCAGGCTTCCCCTCGCCACATTGGAACCGGAATTAACATTGTTGGAAGCATAAGCCACCGGCAGGTTCTTCCCCTGCTCGTAAATATGATCCGCCTTTTCTTCCAGCACTGCCGGAAACAGCAGGATCCCCCCGATCATGTTCGGGCAGATGGGAAGCAGCGTCCCGTTCCACAAAACAGAATTGTCATACTCCCCGCTGGCTTTCAGATAAATCCCCATGGGATTCAGCCCCAGAATATTGTTCACTGCCTCCGTGATCATGTTCGTCTCCTGAACTGTCTCCACCGCACCCGTATTCGTATCGGTCAGTTCAATGACCATTTCACCTTTCAACTTCATCACACACCCTCCATTTCTACCGGCCTGCAGAAACCGCTGATTCCCGCTCTCTCAGCAAAATACACTTCAAATCCTCTGTTCACCGTCTCCTTCATCTGCATGGACAGCGATTCCCGGAAACCATTCACATCCAGTCCTCCGCCAATGGCAAATCTCGTGGTATAATCTTCCACCTCAAGCTTTCCGTCCTAGGCTTCCCCTGCCGCCATTGCCTGTCCGCTGACAGAGGCAATGCAGTCTCCCACATCAACGGTCCCGCTGCCATTCTCCATCCAGAGATACACATTGAATGTATTCGTATAATTGGCAACAATCTTCTCAATGGGATAATACAGCGACAAAATATGTTTCCCTGAATGCCAGGTCTCCACCGGACAATGCTCCACGATCTCCTCGTTATTAAATTCAAAGACCACATGGCAGACCGCCTGTCCGTCTTCCTGCCACTTCACCGGCAGGCTCACATCCACAGAAACCTCCGAACCACTCCCGGTTCCGGATCCGGAATCCGAGCCACCAGCGACATCATCCGTACTCCCTGTATTCTCATCCCCGGAAGTATTTCCAACTTCATTCCCTGCCGCATCATTTTCAGAACTTCCTGCATCCGATGTCTCCCCGGTTCCATCAGAACCACCCGTACCACTTCCAGTTCCACTGCCGCTTCCGCCCGGAAATGGAATCACCACAGTCCCGGAAGCCTCCGCAGACCGTTCCACCGGATCCGCAGCCACATCCACAACAACCTGTGCAAAAAACTGCATATGGTTTTCCTCAGAAGAAGCAAACTGGATACTGATCAGCTTCACCTTCGTCTGCCCGATCTCATGCGCGGAAGCATTGGTAAACATATGGATCCCGATCTTCCCGGTCTTCGCATTGTCTTCAATCTGATTCAGCAGTCCCGAAATATTCTTGTCATTTCTTGACTTTGCCTGAGCCAGCCTCGGGTTCTTCCCCACACATTTCAGGCTCTGCTTTCCCCCGATCTTCTGTCTGATGGAAGTGATGCAGGTGATCTGTCCCTCATCCGCCTGTCCTCCTGCAAATGTCAGCACATCCCCCGGATCCAGGGCAGGGTTCCCGATTGTATCCGAATCAAAAGGTACATAGTTGATCACTGACAGATCCGTCAATATATTCCTGCACAACATCTCTCTGGTCTCTGCCAGTCCAAACTGCAGAAGTGGGTTCACACCCAGATTCATGGTCAGCCCGTTATCCGGATCCAGAGCATAATACTCTGCAATCTGCGTCTGCTTGTTGGTGGAACTCACTGCCGTGTATCTGGTAATAAAATCCGAAAAACTGGAAGAAAAACGGTGTCTCTGCTCCACCTTCATCACAGGATCCTTCCCGTACTTTCTCAGTTCCAGTTTTCCCTCCCTGTTGATAATAAAGAAACCTCCCAGAACCTGTGCCACATAAAACAGCACGTCCCGGCAGGTCTCAATATCATTTTCAGTATAAACAGAAAGCGTCACCCCGCCATTCGGCATGGCATCAATCTCCGCCCTCTTATTCGCAAACTCCACTTTACACCGCTTACAGCACAAAGTAATAAAATCATAAGCAGTCCCCACAGTCTCAAATCCGTTGAAACTCTTATCAAACCGCAGCATAAAATCATACGCCTTCAGTTCCAGGCACTTCGCCAGACGGTTCGCCTCACTGACCTCAAAAACTCCCATCGGCACATCTTCCACCGAACCATCCGCCAGCACCAGATGAAACACCAGCGTCACCAGTGCATCCTCCAGCGTATACCTGTCAATATCACTCAGAAGTGTGATCCCCATCTCCGCCGCATACACCGTCCCCAGTTCAATCTCCGTACTCCCGCAGCACTGCCTGGAAATATATCCGGAACCCTTCACAATCTCCTTCGCCCCGAGCTCATACGTCATTCCGCCTTTGGTAACGATCGTACCCGTCCAGTAATATTTTCTTGTATTGCTCTTCACAGCCCTCAGAAACCCATCCGACACCGGATACATCCCGCCACCTCCATTTCCCCACGAAAAAGGCACCAGCCAACCAGGTGACTGATGCCTTCGTAAATATAATCATCCTATCTGTTGTAAGTCCAGTGTTTCAGGTACCATTCATGCAGTTCTTCTGTTGTTTTACAGCAGTCTGCAATTTCTTCTCCCTGTGATATCTACCGGCAGGTTTCCCGTCTGAATGTAGCAATATCCAATGCACAAAACTTGTATGTTCCGCCTCGTCTGTGCATCACTTCATCATCACACTGGAACTCAAAATAATCATCCCCGTCCAGAACAACCTTTCCTGTCAGGTTCCACACCCCTGACCACGGAGGACCATCATCCCCCGGAACACAGAAGGACAGCCTTCCATCTTCCAGAATAACAGGAGCCACCGCAATATTTTTCATCCGCGGCATATATGGCTGTTCAAACCAATACGCTTTCCTCTCATCCATTTCTCTTCATCTCCGTGATAACCAACTTCCCTGCAAGCTGGAATTGAACAAAATCGCTGCGCGATGGCCTACCAAGGCTATGGCATAGCGATTTTGTTCAATTCCGATTTGATGCTCCCATTATACCATCTCCCTACATCTCCTTCAACGTAAAACTAACCGTCCACAATCCCTTATAACTGGTATCCTTTTTCAGCTTCGCCTTATACCCCGTCACATACATCTCTGCCAGTTTCAGTTCCGCTGTCTCCACATCAAAATACTGCACACTGATCTTATCCTTCTTCGCATACCCTGACAGCTTCACATCCCCGGTCAGGTTCGTCATGATGGAACGCATGGAAGTACCGGCCTGGGAAGCCTTGATACCGGCATTGCCCATCAGACCGATTGCTTCTGCCGTATCCTCAACCGAAAATCCCAGCGCCCCCGCAACCGGCGCACAATACTTGAACGTCTCGCCCATCATGGACACATTGGTATTGGCATTACTGGAAGCAGCCGCCAACACATCCGCAAAATGTCCCGAATCCGCTGCAGTCAGCCCAAAAGCCGTCAGCGCATCCGTCACAATATCAGAAGTCGTTGCCAGGTCTTCCCCGGATGCCGCAGCCAGATACATAACACCCTCAATACCGGACAGCATATCCTCCGTCTTCCATCCGGCCATTGCCATATAGAGTTCATGGCATCTGCCGCCTCAGTCGCAGAGAACTTCGTTTTGGCACCCATCTCCCTGGCCTTATCCCGGAGGCTATCAAAATTCGATCCCGTTGCCCCAGACACAGCCGCCACCTTACTCATCGCAGAGTCAAAATCAGCGGCAGTTTTCACCGCCGCCGTTCCAAGCCCTGTCACCACTCCCGTCACAGGAAGCAGCTTCTGCCCAACAGAAGAAATCTTGTTTCCAACCGTCTGCAGCTTTTCACCGGTTGCCCCGATTTTCTGCAGGGCAGTCGCAGACTGGTTCGCCTGCTCTTCCAGACTCCGCAGTCTCTGTTCCGTCTCAATGATCTCCCTCTGCAGGGCATCATACTGGTCCTGGGAAATCGTTCCGTTCCGCAATGCCTCATCCGCCTGCTGCTGTGCAGTCTTCAAAGTCTCCAGCTTTTCCCTTGTTTCAGAAACCGCCTGTGCCAGCAGTCTGTGCTTCTGCGCGATCAGCTCCGTATTCCCCGGATCCAGCTTCAGAAGCTTCTCCACATCTTTCAGCTGGCTCTGCGTATTCCTAATTTCCGTATTAACCCCTTTCAGGGCAGTCTGCAATTTTGTGGTATCGCCGCCAATCTCGACAGTGATCCCCCTGATTCTGTTCCCTGCCATACGGCTCACCCCCTAAATCCCATAAAAAAAGGCACAAAAATACCCGGATCACTCCGGGCACAAAAAAAGCATCTGCCATTCCTAACAAATGCTTTCCATATCTTCTTTTATTAAATCAATAGAACTGAAAGTTGTAGAACAATCTCTCTACCGTTCATACGATGCAATGATTTCTTTGCTGTCTGCAATTCTATAATCAAGTGTTCCCAAATTACCAATCAAGTTAAATGTCATATCTGCATTAACCTGCAATTCATCTTCAATCCTGGATGCAGACGGCTCATCTTTTAGAAAAACGGTTAATCCATAAGGCTCTGTTTCAGACTGTATCTCTATACTGTCATATGAATATCCCTCCGGATACTCTTGACTACTTACAATATTTATAACATTCGAAGAATCTCCTACATAATCTGTCTTATACTGCGACAGATCAAGAATTTCGTACAGTTTTTCTTTTTTCCCGCACGTCGAAATCAACATTATTGATACCGTAACTAACATAATTGCAAGTACTTTTTTCTTCATAGAAACACCACCTGAAAATTTTATTTATCTTCTAACTCAAATCCGAGTTCTTTCAGTTCTTTTTCGTTTCTGACATCTTCATCAGTTTTCTTTCCAGTGATGGCGCTGTAGGCTTCTTTGATACCATTTTTCACTGCCCATTTGATAACGAAATACAGTGCGATCAAAATAACAATTGCGGTTCCTCCACTTATGCCTAATTCATTCCACATAATCATTAACTCCTCCGATTTCGTGACTTTCAATTTATTTTCAACTTTGCAGGCTGGGATTTATCATTGAATAAACCACATCCATACTCCAACTACTATAAGCAATATACCTGATATTCTTCCTGCAAATTTCGACTTTTTATATCCTAGAAAATTTATTGTTTCGGGAGTTGTAAATGGCAATAAAACAACATCTATACCCATTACTATAATTCCAATTCCTATTAAGACATTATTGTTAGAAATAATGCCATAAAACATAACTAAGAAGCCCAAAATAATGCCTAATATAAAATACTTGATTTTATGGCTGTCTTTATCCACCATCTTTTCATAACAATTTTCACATTTGCTGTTACAAAACTCAAAATTGTCATTTAATTTTTTTCCACAATATTTACATTTTTTCATACTGTTTCCTCGGTAATCCTCAAAAATTCATTCAACAGCTCACGATTTTCTCAATTCTCCAAACTTAAATTTGCTTTGTAACTATGACTTTTCCTTCAGAATCCAGAAGAGGTGTAATACTGGCTCCAAGTCCGGAGTTCCAACAAAGGTAGTTAACCCCAGTCTCCTTATCTACAAGAATTTGACGAATTCCTTCATCTTTAAGCATACTTCCGTCTTTAAATATAACTTCAAATCTTTCTTCTTTCTTTGCCATGTTTACTCCTCTTTTCTCAAGCGTTAAATTTTGATAAACCCATTATACCCTTTCTGAATCATCCTGTCACCACATTTCATCAAATCAAAACCTGTCAAAATCCTCCTGTGTGGCAACCTGTCTCCATCCCTTATACTCATCGTTCCGGCTCTCCACAAACATATCGTTCACCATCCCGATAGTCAGCAGATTCACATCCGGCGTGATAATCAGCTGACCATTTTCACATTTCACCCGCACATAATCTCCAAGATGAAATCCCAGTTCTTCCAGCCATTTTCCTTTTAATGTAATTGCCGGAACTGTCTCATATTTATAACCGCTCTGTCCACAAACCTTCATATTTCTTACATTTTTCTTTGCCATAGAATTGACTCCTTTCAAATTTGACTAATAGATTTTCAGATAAAAAGAAAAAGCCGCTGACACGTTATCTTCTAACGCATCAACAGCTTCTGTCTTGCTTTGTTTCAGTGTATTATTCAGTTTTGTAAAGGTTTATTTGCTTTCAGCATTCTCCCTGATACGGTAATAATCATCCATATCAATGCCTATTTTTACCTTGGCATCTGGTTTTCGTTTGCCCAAAAGGCACACAGTCTCCACATGTGTTGTCACTAACATAAGAACACACATCCTTTACCTCGTCTACGATATGGGAACACATTTCTTTCACTGTTTCTACTGCTTTTGATTTCTTCCCAAATCGTTCTTTTGCGTTTCCAATTTCATTTTTGAATCCTGTTTTATATATGAAAATAATTTTATAGGGATCTTTCTCTCCATTTTCATCGTAACCACCGACAATAACTTTTTCGATGATACTTTCAAATATTCCTCTGTCAAATTCTTCTAATACTTGATTTTTTGACAATGCCTTCTTAAAATCTGCAAGTCTTCTTTGTAAGCTTCCCTCATTGTCATATTGCTGTTCCAACATACTCAGCTGTGATTTTGCTTCAGACAATTTCTTTTCATATCCCATATCTGTTTCCTCATAAATGTCTTTAGCCACAACACCTTCTAAATAATTTTCCAGCAACTTTTTTCTCTTGTATTGAATATTATAAACGCTTCTATTAAGCTTTTCAATTTTATCTTCTATCGAATCTTCCAATAAAGTTTTCTCAACTCTCTTAATAAATTCCTCCAACACGTCTTTATGATCCATACATAACATGCGGTAAGATTCAATAAAAGCATCCTCTATAACCTGCTCTGGAATTCCTTTACTGTCTGGGCAAAACCTTTTACCATGCTTCGTTGATTCCACACATTGCCAAATAGTTTTTGTATATTTTGAGCTGCTATGCCACCTTCGCCTTGATAAATTCGCACCACAAAATCCACACTCCAACATACAGCTAAATGCATACTGTCTGCTGAATTTTTCTCTTTTCCCAGGGGCAACTCCCTTTTTACGTCCTCCATTACGACGTTCTCGTATTTCCTGGGCTCTTGCAAAAGTTTCCTCTGATATAATTGCTTCATGATGGTTCTTTATATAAAACCTATCTTCTTCACCAAGATTTTCCAACCTTCTCTTTGATATTGGATCTACTGTAAAAGTCTTTCCTAATAAAATATCTCCTTTATATTTTTCATTATTAATAATTCCCATCACACTGGAAGAGGTCCATGGATTTCCCTTAATGGTTGGGATTCCCTGTTCGTTTAATTCCCTTGCAATCATCGTACTTCCAGCTCCTGCAACATATCTATCAAATATGTATCGAACTGTTTCCGCACCTTCTTCATTAACAGAAAGCGATTTAGTCACCACATCATAATCATAACCTAAGCATCCCTGAAATCCAACGAGTTCTCCTCGTTTCATTTTCATCTTTAAGCCTTTTTTTACATATGCAGATGTATTTTCCACCTCTTGCTGTGCAACAGAACTTAAAATAGTCAGTAAAAATTCCCCATCCTTTAAGGTATTAATTTTTTCAACCTCAAAATATACTGCTATATTCCTTTCTCTTAGCATTCTTACATATTTTAATGTGTCTAAAGTATTTCTTGCAAATCGTGGAATACTCTTTGCAATTACCATATCAATATTTCCTGAAAGGCATTCCTGAATCAGTAACTGAAATTCTTCACGTTTATCTGTTTTCGTTCCTGTGATAGCTTTATCTGCAAAGACTCCGGCAAATACCCACTGTTTATTACTTTTAATCAAATCAGTATAATACCTGACCATTGAATTATAGCTTTTAATCTGATCTTCATCATCAGTACTAACACGACAATATGCGGCAACTCTTAATCTGTCAATCCTTCTTCCATTAGAAATATCTTCATCAGAACTGTTCGCTTTAATGATTTCAACTTCCATTTCACCGGTCCTTTCTTATGTATTCCTATCGTAGTGTTAATATTATTCTACAACGCAACTCTGTACTAGTCAAGCAGTAATATTGGAAATTACACCATAATCTTTTTTTAGTTTTTTCTCTATTAAGCGATATTCATTTTCATTGATAAGTTTTAATGATCTAAGTTGCTTTAGCATGGATAGCTGCATACTATATCTTAATAATTTTGTACTGTTCATTTTCCCTTCCTTATTTATTTATAGATAATCCTGCAGGTAGCTGTCGGGTAACAGCCTCATTGGTATTTCACCATCTTTTCAGACCGGGCAGCTTTCCCGGAAGTATCATTATCAGAAACAGTATCTTCGCCACAAAAGTCCCACTTCCTGATCACAGTCAAATATTTATCGCTCGTGCCTTTACTTCAATATCATTTTGATATTTCTTCGTTTACAACATTTTCACTTTGCGTCACGATGTCGCAAAGTTATAATGCAGACAGTCTTGGCGTATCTGCTGTCCAGCTCCTCTGTTTCATCTGTCCTGCAGGATAAATATTAAATTTTCAAGGTACAAAACAACGCTAAATAGCTTTTTCAGCAGAAAGGGATGCTTTCAAATGTTTTTTAGCGAACTATTTTAAATCCAATAATTGTTTTTATCAATTTTGTTTCCAGACGTCTGCGAAGTGTTTCATCTACACAATAATGAACACAGCCATATTCATCATACATTTTTCTAACCGATAATTTTGCAATATATCCTTCATAATGTTTCAGAATTTTATTTATCGCCTGAATGTCACCCTCCAATGCTCTTTCGATTACCCAAAACGGTATCAATTTTTTATTATTTACGTTTTTTTCTTCCGTTTTCACCTGCATTTTCCTCCAGCATAATCTTTAATATTTCAAGCGATCGTGTACGATGCTCATGTACCGTACTTCTTACAAGGTTCAGTTTTCTTGCTATATCCGCATCATTCATTTCCATAAAGTATGACAAAAGAATAATGTCCCTTTTTCTCTCTGTCAGTGCAGTTAATGCTTCTGCCAATAGAGCATTTTTTACCTCTACATCATAACCGCCTGCCCGAAAATAGCTTTTTTCCAATTCATATTCATCAAATATAGAAAGGCTCTCCATCTCTTGTTCAGATAATTCTGAAAACAAAGTTTCGTGTTTTCTAAGATAAGCTAAATGCCTTTCATAATCCACTATTTCGCCCTTTAATGCCAATTTGCATTTTCGATCAAACTGGTGCATTACCGTTTTCTCATCGTAGGAAGAAGATTGCTCCAT